CTGGTGCTCGCCCGCGAGTTCCGCGCCCTGGCTGAGGAACTGCACTGGTGGTGAGCACATGACCGCCAGTGCGCTTGAGCACGACTACGAACCCGCCGGGTCGGCGCTCGGCCTGCTCTACTGCCACCAGCCGGAGGTGTTGCTGTCCGGCGCGGCGGGCACCGGCAAGAGCCGCGCGTGCCTGGAGAAGGTCCACGCCATGTGCATGCGCTACCCAGGGATGCGTGCCCTGGTGGTGCGGAAGACAGCCACCTCGCTGACATCGACGGCGCTGGTCACCTACCGGCAGATCGTCGCCGCCGAGGCCCTGGCAAGCGGCGAGGTGGCGTTCTACGGCGGCAGCGGTCAGGAAGCCGCGTCGTTCCGGTACATGAACGGGTCCACGATCACCGTCGGCGGGATGGACAAGTCTTCGCGGATCATGTCCTCGGAGTACGACGTGGCCTACGTGCAGGAGGCCACCGAGCTGACCGAGGACGACTGGGAGTCGATCAGCACCCGGCTGCGTAACGGCAAGACCCCGTACCAGCAGCTCATGGCCGACTGCAACCCAGGCCCGCCGCACCACTGGCTCAAGCGCCGCGCCGACGCGGGCAGGTGCACGATGCTGCTGTCGCGGCATGAGGACAACCCGCGCTACTACCGCGACGGCCAGTGGTCACCGGAGGGCCGCGTCTACCTGGAACGGCTGGACGCGCTGACCGGCGTGCGGCGCGAGCGGCTGCGCTACGGGCGCTGGGCAGCGGCCGAGGGCCTGGTCTACGACACGTTCGACCCGCACGTTCACCTGAGCACGCGGTTCAACCGCGACTCCCGGCCGCCGCTCGACTGGCCGCGCTACCTGGCGGTTGACTTCGGGTTCACCAACCCGTCGGTCTTCCAGTGGTGGACGGCTGACCCCGACGGGCGTCTCTACATGTACCGCGAGATCTACATGACCAAGCGCCTGGTGGAAGACCACGCCAGGCAGATCGCGAAGCTGCAGCACCAGAAGGCCGGTCTGGAGCCTGACTTCACGTCGGTGATCTGCGACCACGACGCCGAGGACCGCGCGACCCTCGAACGGCACCTGGGCGTGAGCACGATCGCCGCGCACAAGGACGTGCTGCCCGGCATCGAGGCGGTCAAGGCGCGGATGAAACCGGCGGGCGACGGCAAGCCGAGGATCTTCATCTGCCGTGACGCGCTGGTAGAGCGCGATCCGGCGCTGGACGAGGCGCGCAAGCCGATGTGCACCGAGCAGGAGCTGTCCGAGTACGTTTGGGACAGTCGCCCGCAGCCAGGCAGCCAGAACACGCGCGAGGCACCCGTCAAGCAGAATGACCACGGTGCCGATGCCATGAGATATCTAGTAGCGCATTGCGACCTACAAGGACGCCCAAGAGTACGATGGTTCTTATGGGCAGAGCCATGTCGCCAGAGACAAAAGCCAAGATCAGCGCCGCCAAGATGGGGCACACGGTAAGCGCCGAGACACGCGCGAAAATCAGCGCTACCAGTGCGGGACGCATCGCAGGCCAGGAGACACGGGCCAGGATGTCCGCCGCTCACACGCAGCACGGCTACGGTCGTCGCGGCGAGTCCCGTAGTCCTGAGTACCGCTCTTGGGACGCGATGAAGCAACGCTGCTTCAACCCGCGCAATAACCGCTACGCCGACTACGGCGGGCGCGGCATCACGGTGTGCGAGCGCTGGCTGGTGTTCGAGAACTTCCTGGCAGATATGGGCGAGAAGCCAGAGCCGAAGAACCGATACACCATCGACCGCATCGACAACGACGGCAACTACGAGCCCGGCAACTGCCGATGGTCAACGCGCAGCGAGCAGCAGAAGAACCGCACCCAGTTCAGACCAAACAAGGCGCGCAAATGCCTGCCTGGCTGCACCTGCGGCAAGCACCGTAAGTAATTTGTCTAACGATCTGATCTCTAAACAGGAAAGCAAGTGAAAGCAAGGCAAAACACGCCCTGACCTGCCAAAACTCCTGCCTGCCTAACCCGTGTAAACAGGCAAACAGCACCTAACCTCGCATTCAGGTGGCACATCTGAAGGCGGGTTCGCGTGGTCTCAATCACGGTTGAGCGTTCCCCTTCGCGTAATCCCGGCGCTTTCAAGGCGCGGATGCGGAAGGCGCGTGACCTGTTCGCCACCGCTGCCGCCAGGGCTGTCAGCCCCCACCGGGCGTCGCTTCTCCGCCTGCTTGACATGCCCCTGGCGGTGCTCGGGACCGGCTTCATCGACTTCTCTGCGTTCCACGTCGCCCACATGCTGGGCTGGCTGGTCACGGGCGTGTCGCTCTGGATTGTCGAGCACATGATCGCCGACACAGACGACGGCAGGCCCGCGTGACGCCCGTCCACGGCCTGGGGCCGTGCGCCGCCTGCCACATCTGGCACTGCCCGGTGTGCGGCTGCGTGCAGGCCGTCCCCGCCAAGCCGGTGGCCGCGTGAAGTCCGGCTTGCGTCGCCTCCGCAACGCCGCCGCCCCGTCCGGCCCGCCCGTCCCGATCTCGGGCGGCGGCTTCCGTCGCGGCATGATGTTCGACCTCGGCTCCGGCCGTGCGTCCCGCGAGACGTACATGCGCGCCTACGGCAGGTCAGGCACCGTGTTCTCGATCGTCTCCCTGCTGGCGCAGTCAGCGGCGTCGCCCCGGTGGCACCTGTATAAGAAGCAGGCGCAGGACGGACGCCGCCGGTACTCCACCTCCGACTCCGGCGATGACCAGCGCGTTGAGGTAGTCACGCACGCCGCGCTGTCGCTGTGGAACAAGCCCAACCAGTTCTCCAGCGGGTTCGAGTTCCGCGAGGGCTGCAACCAGCATGAGGAACTGACCGGCGAGACGTTCTGGGTGCTCAACACGGAGGTCGCAAACTTCCCCACCTCGATGTGGTACGTCCGGCCCGACCGGATGGAGCCGGTGCCCGACCCCGATGACTTCCTGGTCGGCTGGATCTACACCGGCCCTGGCGGCGAGCAGGTCCCGCTGAAGCTGACCGAGGTCATTCACGAGAAGTTGCCCGACCCGCTTGACCCGTTCCGTGGCGCTGGCCCGGTCGCGTCGATCCTCGCGAACATCGAGCAGCAGGACTACGCCACCCAGTACCAGCGCAACATGTTCCTCAACGGCGCGGACCCCGGCGCGATCATCCAGGTCCCCGGCAAGCTGACCGAGCGCGACTTCGACGAGCTGGTCGAGCGCTGGCGCGAGAGCCACCAGGGCGTAGCGCGTGCCGGGCGCGTCGGCGTGCTGGAGAACGGCATCACGTACGCGGCGAACGCGGCGCTGTCGAACAAAGACCTTGAGTACGGCAACCTGCGCCTGGCGAACCGGGACGAGATCCGCGAAGCCTGGCGGATGCACAAGTCCATGCTCGGCACGGTCGAGGACGTTAACCGCGCCAACGCGGAGACCGCCGAGGACGTGTTCGTGTCCTGGATGGAGATCCCGCGCCTGGAGCGCCGCCGCGAAACCCTCAACCACAAGCTGCTGCCGCTGTTCGGCACCAGCGGCGATGGCGTGGAGTTCGACTTCGAGGACCCGAGCCAGGTCAACGCCGAGCAGGCCGCGACAGAGCTGCTGGTCAAGTCGCAGGCCGCTCAGGCACTGGTGAACGCGGGCTACGACCCGACCGACGTGCTGGAGGCGGTCGGCCTGCCCGACATGGACGTTGCTGAGAAGGCCGTGCAGGCACCTGTTGCACCGCCCGGCTGGGTGGTCGAGCCGCCCGCCGCGCCAGCTCCCGCAATCGAGCCGGGCGCTGACCCTGTGTCCACCGATCTCGTGCTGCGCCCGTTCACCGCCAGGGCACTGCCCCGGCACGTACTGAACCGGGGAAGGTGAGCATGACCCGACTCACGCACCGCGACATCGCCAACTACGCGCGAATGCCCCAGAACGACGCTCGCTGGTACAGGATCTACCGCGACCAGGCGACCGGCGCGCAGGAGATCTCGATCTACGACGAGATCGGCCTGGGAGGCATCACTGCCCAGGACTTCTGCCGCGATCTTGACGACATCAGCGGCCCGGTCAGCCTGCGGCTCAACACGGGCGGCGGCGAGGTGTTCGAGGGCCTGGCGATCTACAACGCGCTCCGCCAGCGGCAGGACGTGCGGATCACGATCGACGGCCTGGCAGCGTCGATCGGGTCGGTGATCGCGATGGCTGCCTCACCGGGCAGGCTGTCCATCGCCAAGACCGCCAGCCTGATGATCCACGACGCCTTCAGCTTCGCGCTCGGCAACGCCTCAGACATGCGCGCCTTGGCTGACCAGCTCGACGCGCAGAGCGAGAACATCGCGGGCATCTACGCCGACCGCACTGGCAAGCCGGTGTCTTACTGGCGCAACCAGATGCAGAACGAGACCTGGTTCGTAGGGCAGCAGGCAGTTGACGCGGGCCTGGCTGACCGGCTGGCAGGTGCCGACGAGCGCGAGCAACTGACGATCGCGGCCCTCGGCTACGTGCTCGTCAACGCCGACGGCAACCACGCGCCTATGTCCGGCACGCACACCCACAGCCACGCCGCCTACGGATCGCAGGGCGGCGACGCGATGCACGCCCACGAGCACGCCCATGACGGCGACGCGAACCACGGCCACAGCCACGACCCGGACGGCGACGGAGACGACGACACCAGCGCAGCCGGTGACACCGACCACGACTACGTGCTGCCGGACGGGTCGCCAGGGCCGAAGGCGAACCGCAGCGACGGCCTGTGGCTGAACGCCGACAAGTACAAGCAGGCCGACCGCGACCGGATGGCGGCCAACGGCCATGCGATGCCCGACGGGTCCTATCCGATCGAGGACGCCGAAGACCTGGACAACGCCATCAAGGCGGTCGGACGCGGCGGCGCAGACCACGACGCGATCCGCAGGCACGTCATCAAGCGAGCCGCTGCACTTGGCGAGTCCGCGCAGATTCCGGACGACTGGAACAGCGACGGATCAATGAAGTCCTCCGGCTCACCGGACGACCTGGCCGACCCGCACCTGCTGGCGGCGATTTTCTCTAACGCCCTGGGAGGGGTGAGCACACGATGACCAAGCTGAAGGTCCCCACCGACTCCGCAGGACTCCAAGAGGTGCTGACGGACCCGGCCAAGCTGAAGGAATACTTCAGCCAGGCGTCCGTGGCGAACGGCGACACCACGGCATTCCTCGATGCCTACGCCAAGCAGTACGTGAAGACCAACACGGACACCGTGGAAGACATGCGGACGCAGGTCCAGTCGGTCCTGTTCGACATGATCCGCGACGCGGGCGGCGGCGCGAAGCCGATGCTGGACCTGGGCAAGGCCATCAGCTTCCGTGGCGGGCGGCCTGAGCTGAACCTGTCCGCCAACGGCACTCCGGCCGTCTCGCGCGGGCGCGGCGCGGTCTACAACAAGATCGCCCCCGGCGCGGTGTTCGAGGCAAAGCACGAGCAGAGTGAGCGCTTCGGCTCGATCGGTGAGTACCTTCAGGCGATCCGCGAAGAGGCACGCCCCACCAGCGCGGGAAACCGCAGGGAACTGCTCCAGAAGCTGGAGACAGTCCGGTCTTTCCAGGCCAGCTTCGGCAGCGAGGACCCGGCGGCCGGTGGCTTCCTGATCCCCGAGATCATGCGCTCCGAGCTGCTTCAGCTCGCCCTGGAAGAGTCGATCGTCCGGTCGCGCGCCACGGTCATCCCGATGTCCACGCTGCGCGTCCCGATCCCGACCGTGGACGACACCTCGCACGTCAGCTCGCTGTTCGGCGGCATCACGTTCGCGTGGACCGAGGAATCTGCGGCGCTCGCCGAGTCCCAGGCGAAGTTCGGCCGCGTCGTGCTCGACGCCAAGAAGCTCACCGGGTTCTTCAAGGTCCCCAACGAGCTGCTGGCCGACGCGCCCGCGTTCAGCTCCTGGTTTGACACCCGCATCCCGGCTGGCCTGGCCTGGACCGAGGACGTGGCGTTCATGACCGAGACCGGAGCGGGCACGCCGCAGGGCTTCATCAACAGCCCGGCGTACATCCTGACTGGCGGTAGCACAGGTTCGCCTAGCCACCGGCAGGTCGTCAACGCCATCTCCTACGCGGACATCGTGGCCATGTACGCCAGGATGCTGCCGACCTCGCTGAAGAACGCGGTGTGGATCGCCTCCATCGACTCGTTCCCGCAGCTCGCGCAGATGACGCTAGCCACCCCTGGCGTCTGGATGGGCGGCTACAACGTGCCCGGCGTCTCTGACGCGCCGCCCATCAGCATCTTCGGCCGCCCGGTGTACTTCACCGAGAAGGTCCCGGCTACCAGCACTTCCGGCGGTGCGTCGGGCGACATCTCGTTCGTGGACCTGAGCTACTACCTGATCGGTGACCGGCAGTCCGTCGCGGTGGCTGCGTCCGACCAGTTCGCCTTCCAGAACGATCAGACGGCCTACCGCCTGATCGAGCGCGTTGACGGTCGCCCGTGGGTGCAGTCGGCGCTCACCCCGCACAACGGCGGCCCGACGCTCAGCCCGTTCGTCGGCCTGACCGCCGCTGCCTCTGGCGGCAACTAAGTAACCCGAGTAGGGCGGCGGCAGGAGGGGCTGAGTGACCAGCCCCAAGCCCCGCCGCCCGAATTAGCAAAACCGCAGCAACGCCCGGTTCCAAGGAACCAGTTAGGAGCCAGAAATGGCAGGAATGCGCGCACTAGGCCGCGTATACGACGTGGTTAACGCCCCGTCAGGTGTCAACATCTGCCTCAAGG